GTTTAACTATTTCCTTTCTTTTGTTGATTTATCAAGATTTATTCTTTTAACTTTAGAAAAACATTTTAATTTAGATAATGATACATTACAAAAGTTAGAAAAGCATTTCTCTGATATATCAAAAAATACTATAAACTCTACTATAGAATCTTTACCTATAAATATACCTAAAAATTTAATAATGGATAATCAAAGAGCTATTGATTACTCTAAATCTACTACTTCTTTATATTTCAGTAAATT